ACGTCCTCTTCGAGCATTTTAATTCTTTCTTTATCTGTCATTTAAAAGACCTCCCAGCGGCCCTAATATTTTGTGACAATATTGTTTCTATCGTGGAATTGGTTTTTTTGTTTAAATTCATGAATGACCTTTCTCGAAGTAAATTTTTGTGTTCGCGGTAATTCATCAACAACTCGCCCAACGTAAAAATAGAAGAGGCAATGAATGAGCCGAGCAATACAAAACCATCGGACAATAGCGCTCCTTTAATGGCAAGAAAACATAAGGACAACATGCAAGAAAAAAAGATGATGAAAATGATTAATTGAAATCGAATAAATTTTTTTGTGTTTCTGATATTTTGCTCGACCATTTCCCTCTCAAAACTTTCTAATATCATTAGTGTTCTCCATTAAAACTATTAAGTTGGGCAGAAAAGATCAGAATACATTCTTCGATAAATTCTTTTTTTTTGGTGCGGAGGCAATAATAATAACAGGTCTTTTACCATTTTTGCTGAAAAGTTCATACAACCGTCACGCAGTATAACAAATAATTCATTGGTGATGATGGCCCCTTCGCCATAATTTATTTTGACAAAAACGTCAATAGAACTGTCTAATAACTCAATTAATTCATTGATTAATTTTTGTTCTTTGTTTTTTGGTTCAGTGATTTTGTATTTTTCAAGGTCATCAATGTCCATCTATTGTTCCTTTATCTTCTAGCTGGGCCATAAAAATATCTATCATGTCTTGTTTCACTTTTCCCCTTATTTTTTTAGGAAAGCCGTCCAAAAATGCTTTTACCGTAATAGCGGCAAAATTTAAAGAACCTGCAGTCATGATGGAAGCCAGTATTTTCCCGTGGCCATGATGAAGGTTGTCCTTTTCAATTGAAAAATCAATAAATGTTTTTTTTAGCCTGCTTATTATTTCTTCCAGCAGTTCTTCTTCTACACCGACAGATTTGCCTGCTTCGAATTTTTTTTGTTTTATCATTTTGTCTCTCCATGGATTTTTTTATAAAAATGTTCTTCTTTCATCATGTCGAAAAATAAATAAGCCAATGCATTCGCACAATTTTGGTCAGCCCATCGACAATATACGTTATTTGTTTCATAACCAGCATAGTAAAGGCCCGTTCCTGATTTAGTAATTTTTAATTCATGCTTATCAAAAATAACGTTTGGTAGTCGGTCAAGTAGTTCTGACACAGTAAAGGCGGCAAAATGCTGAGAGCCAATGTCATGCAGCATTTCTATTTTACTGCGAAGAAGATAGACCTTGTCCGAATACCATTCATAAAAAAAATAACTCTCTTGGGTAATGCCCAGACCTTTGAGTTCTTTTGCATAGTGTAGCGAACAAACCTGGTCTTCAATTTTCATTGTTTGGCCTCCTTCACATGGTATTTCGCCTGGTCTAATGTCATTATGTGGACAAAGCCATTGTTTAATGGTTTTTAACATCCGGGTCTTCCTCCATGATAATGGTATTAAACTTGATTTTGATAGTTTCTTTAAGGTGTATGTTCATCGTCTTTTTGTAATAGGCCAAAAGGTCATTAAAATTTTTAACTCGGTCCTCTTCATGGATTGTATGGATGCGCGCAGTTAGCATGAAAATTTCTGCGTTAAACGATGCGAGTGATTGCACGATGATGGCAGGTAAAAACCCCTGGTTGACTTCTTTGATATCACACTCTTTTAGTCTAATCATAATAGTACTTAATTCCGACCGCATGAATTCAAAAAGTTTTTTGGCCACTCTTACACTTTCTAAAATGATGATAGGTTCTAATTTGTCATTTTCTTCCATTTTTTCCCCATCAATGGTCGTTATAAAATGTTTTGGAAAGGCCGTGTTTTTCGGTTTCAGTGGAAAGAATGTCTGTTTCATTTAATATTTTTGGGCGTAGGACAGTAAAGTCTATCAAGAGGTCATGTTCGAGCGTGTTTTCTTCCTCTTCAATATATTCTTTGAAGTAAACACCTTGCTGCTGAGTAAAGTAACCATTTTGACAATTGATCCAGTCAGCCATAATGTTGGCGTCTGCTTCGCATAAGTTTAATTTTTCAGAAACATAGCTTCCATGAACAAAACTTTCCGAAGGAAAAAAAAACGCCCCTTTATGTTCGAGGGCAACAAATAATCTTCGATGGTGATAGAAACTGACCAGTCTAAATGCAGTGGCATTTCCGAGGTCAATTGTCATTATTAATGGCTTTTCATCTAAGACGACATTGTGCCAGATAGCTCTGGTTTTGCCCATCACTTAGCTCCCTTTCTTTGTTAATGTTATTTTTTGTCAACGCCATACACCGATTGCGCCAAGACCAACAGGCCATGCAGCACCAAAGTAATAGATGAACTTTTGCTACATCCTTCCACTTGCGTGAAATGCAATAGGGCATCATCCAGTGCTTTAAGCCCAGCTTGTATCAATAGGTCCTTTTCCATGCTCCTCTCTCCTTATTTCATTGTTTCCCAGTCATTGCTGCATAAACATTTAAAGCTTGGCATAAATTGATATTCGACCTGTTTGCAAATGGCCAGCTCTCCGTTGTCGAGAAAAATAAAAGACCCGATTTTTTCAGGCTGGGTAATGGCCTTTTTTTGTTTCAGTGCTTCGAGCGCTTGTACAAAAGTCAATTTTTCACCGTCCCCGTCTACCACAATCCAATCGCTTGACAAGAAGACGTTTGCATTTCCATAAAATGAAATGTTCTCGCCTGTAAAGGTCTTCACCTCATCACCAATAATCCGCAAGTGCTTAAAAGGTTCCCATGCCTTGCGCCTTATTTTCTTGCCAGACAAGAGTTCGGCGTGTGCCTTCTCAAAGTTCATGTCGTTTTCTCCTTAAAATGGCACGTCGTCATCAATGGGCAATGGCCTTGTTAGAGAACCAGGCGGTGCCTGCACATAGTCTTTAACAATGTTTTTTGCCGGCCATTTACCGCCTTTTCCATTGTCCTTTTCAGGCTCCACTCCAATCAACACCCTTCCGCCGTCTTTGTTAAGACAGCTAGCGGCGGAAAGCGTACCAGAATTATATTCATTTTGTAACCCGTTTACGTCACAAAAATGCTTAATGAGCTTATGGAAAAAGAGGCCCGTAAAGACGTTCCAGTTTCGACCGTCCGGGCCAGATATTTCTAGTTTTAGTGAAATATACTCGTTCCCGGTCGAGGAAATTTTTTCTTCACTTTTTGTTACCCAGTAAGGATAAGTCCCCTCGGGCGCAATGGATTCTGCCACTATTTGTTCTTCAGTTAATGGTGAAAAGTTCATGCTGCTTCTCCTTGAATAGTAGATTTAAGATATTGAATACATTTTTCCATTGCGTCTCTCGGCATTTCTGACCATTCCTCTGCAGACGCTTTTTCTTCCATTTGCTATATGTCTCCTCTGGTATTTTAAGCAGATCGATTAATCTGGTGAGTTCCTTTACTTGTTCATGCGTTGCAATTTCTTGTGGTGCGGCTTCCCGTTCCAATATTTCCCTGCCAAACCGTCTTGCAATTTCATCATAACAAAAAGGGAACGTGTCCATTTCTGGGAAGGCTTCAAGACGTGTTTTTTTTACGATGCCAACACGCTTTTCACCACGTCTTTGTATTTCAAAAACAACATCAAACAAATAATCTAATTTTTTATAGCAGTCATATGTTTGGCCTAGCACAGAAAGGTTTTCTCCGTACAAATTTTTTGAATGTGTAGTAATAATTACATTCATGTCTACTCGAAACAAAAGATTTAATAGTTGTTTCATGCTTTTATTTGCCTCTCCATAATGTCTTCCGAATTCGGTGCCTACCTTTTTTTCTGCTTTTTCTAATAAGTCATTATACGGATTGGTCAATGAATCAATAACAATCGTTTTATATTCATGCTTGACAGTCAGTAGCTCTCGTATTTCGCTTATCATTTCATCAAAATCGACGGTTCTAAATACAACGCCTCCCGACTTTTCTATTTCTTTTACATATTGCGGTTTGTCAGTAGACCCTTCCGTGTCGATAATATATGGCCTTGGAAACTGTATCGCTGCCATTGTTTTACCGATGCCTGCTGTCCCATAAAATAATGTTCTCAATCTTTGTTCTATCACTGTCGGTTTCTTTGCTCGTAAAGCCATGGTCGTCTCTCCTATCAATAATGTTGTGCACAGTCAAGTGCGTCGAAATAATTCCTTGGGAGGCATTCATAAAATGCCTCTTCAGTAATCATCTCATTCTGGATAACATCTCTCCGCGCATTTCTCACAACAAAAATCTTCCGGAGAACTCCAATCATCGTGGTGCATATAGTCTATCGTCTGTTCGCATTTGCAATGCTCACAATAACATTCCATTTCCATGGCCTATCTCCTCACCCAATAAATTTCACCATTGTCAGGGCGTTTTCTCTGCGTCATCCCCATTTCTTCCATGGCCTCGCAATAGACCGTGTCGCATTCTTCATCAATGAAGTGCTGGATGTCTTTCAAGTGTCTTTCAAACAGTTGCGATGTCCTGGGCTTTGACTTGTAGGCCGATACCAGTTCGTCATTGCTGACAAAATAGCTCAGCAAGAGGCGCATGTCGGTAAAGGAAAACGCATCGGTGTCTACGGCATAGCTGCCATGGCGGTAGGTGCCGTGTTCTCGGATGAGGTTGTGGAGCAGTCTTGTAAAAGAATTGTCCTTCATGGTAAAGACACCTTCCGTGGTCTCTTGTCTAACTGGTGTTGATTGATGTATATTGTTTCTAATCATTGCATAGCTCCCGCTTAGTTGATGATGAGTACTCGGCAGGGATTGCAGTCCTTGCCGAATACGCCTTGGTTATTTCTTAATTAAAAACCCTAACACTGCTAATATCACTCCTGATTGAACCACCATTAACGAGCCCAATTTAACAATCATTTTTAATTCGAGTTCACGTAACTTTGTGTCTAAAAATGACTTGGTGACAAGCTCGCTATTGATAATCTCCGTCATTTCTTCCGCTTGAACATCTGCTATCCTTGCACTCATGCCTGCGTCCTTTAGTTTGTTTGCGTAAGTAATCGCGTTAAATGGTGTCGCTGACATGGTGCTCCCCCTTATTAAAGCCACTTAAAACCGTGCGCCATTAGGCCGAACAATGTACCGAAGCCACCTAACATTATTATCACTATCCATCTAAAATCCGTTTTCATCTCCTTTGCTGTTTCTTTCATGTCTTTTGACGCTTCTCTTATATATTTATCAAGGTTCTCTAAAGTCGTTTCCACTTTCGTTATTCTTTGCTCGTATAACAAGTCATACTTCGTGATGATCATTTTTTCAGTTTCGGTCATTTTATTGTTCCTCGTTCTCAATAGCGCTATGATATCATGATGTCATTCGATGTCAACCTTTTTTCACACTTTATTTTATATTTTTTCAAACAATCATTAATAAGCTCATTCATGGATATGCCCATGTTGAGCGCCTTTTGCCGAATAAAGGCCAGGACTTCTTTTTCTACGCGGATGGTAGTCATCTTTTGTGTCATTTTTGTGTTCCCCTTAAAATCAATGTCATGATATCATGGTGTTACAGGGAAATCAAGGAGAACATCATGAACAGCTATAAGGAATATGGCGAGATCAAACGATTGGTGGACGAGCTTTTTGTCTTGCAGGAGGGAAAGAAATATGAAGATTTTATTAAGAAACTGGTTATGATATTAGGACTATGAATCAAGGGGAGTTAGTCGCTCCCCTCTAGTTATTCCATTAACCACCACTAGAGCAATTTTAAAAGTTTTGCACGGATTTGCAAGCTTTTTGCTCTTTAAGGACAAAAAATGTTACCGCTCCCCCCTTATGCAGGGCGTCTAGTAAAAAGACCTTCAAAAGGCGCCCTCTGTACTGTCATTGTATGTATGGGCCCTCATGCCTGGCAAAATGCAAAATATTTTCAATTTCTAAGCGATACTGGGCAAATCTATGTTCTTTGCCTTCCCCCTTATGCCTGTCTCGATAAATTTACATGGCCGGTTGCTGGTTGCCATGTCTCTCTATGGGACAGCGATCTCCATGTTCCCATGTGGGACGGTGACACTTCATATACGGAACTTCTTCGTTCCTTTGCATCCTGTTTTTTTTCATATGGCGTGAGAGGGGTTGACTATACGTCTCTCATAACACGTCACCACTTTTATTTTAATAAGGACACCTTATCATGACCAAGGAACCAATAGACCCTACTGACATTGACGAACTAGAACGTGCCCTCCATGAATTTAGGCTTGAAGACAAAGGCCCGAATGTCATTGTCGTTCCGGAAGCCCAAAAGATACGCCATATTTACCCCTCTACCGAACAGGACGAGATTGAAATCGAGAACCTTGCGGACGTCCAAGTCAAGAAAATCAACTGGCTTTGGAAGAACGTTATCGCCTATGGCAAGCTTACGCTCTTTGCTGGGGAGCCGGGTGTCGGCAAGTCCCAATTGCTGCTTTATATTGCAAGCATTGTTAGCAAAGGTGCGGCCTTTCATTTTGAGCAGGGCCCATGCGAGGCCGGAAAGGTGCTTCTTATTTCTGGCGAAGACAGCTCCGAAGACACCATCAAGCCCCGGCTATTGGCATTGGGTGCAGACCTTAGCAATATCGATAATGTAAAAGGGCTAAAAAAGAGAGACAAAAACGGCAACTTGCATTATGACACCATTTGTCTCGTTGAGCATATGGCTGATTTAGAGGAAAAGATAAAGAAAAACAACTACAAGTTAATGATTGTTGATCCTGTTTCTATCTATCTCGGTTCAATCGATGAGAACAAAAACAAAGAGATACGGAGCGCACTTGCGATTATCTGCGCCCTTGCTGAGCGGCATGGACTTGCATTAGTCATTAATAGCCACTTTTCAAAACCGTCTAGCATGTCCAACAAAAACGCCATTTACCGAGTCATGGGCAGCATTGGCTTTGCAGCGGCAGCAAGGATTGTTTACGGCATCATGAAAGACCCCGACGATCCTAAACGGCGATTATTTTTGCCCATTAAAAACAACATTGGACAGGACGAAGAAGGGCTTGTCTATCAAATAAAAGGGTTCATGTTAGACGGACAAGTGGAGACCAGTAGGGTGGCATGGTTGAACGAGAAAGTGGACAAGACAGCCAACGAAATTTTGAATGCAGGCCCACCGACAAAGTCGCCAATTCTCGAAGAAGTTAAACAATTTTTGACCGAAATGCTCAAAAATGGATCAGTTTCTTTGTCAGAAATACGTAAAGAGGCGACCGACAGGGGGTTTTCGGTTGACCGTCTTTACAAAGCCAAGGATGAGCTAAAAATATACGAAAGTGAATCATTTAGTAAAAAAAGAGGCAAAACATGGGCGCTCTCTTGATACACCACCGACAGACCGACAAACCGAAACATGTTGATTTATATATGTATTTTTTCTGTCGGTGACCGACAAACCCACCGACAAAGTAGTCATTTTTTATACAGTACAAAATTTGTCTACTTTGTCGGTTGTCGGTCTAATTGACCCACCACCGACAATATAATATATATATATATATCATATATATATATATATATATTTGTTTGTCTGTCGGTATCAGTGCTAGAGGCCGACAGACACCGACAACGTTCTATGTGAAACATGGCAAGGAGGCCAGATGCGAATCATCAAAAGTGAGGACGAAGAACAGGCATTGCTCGTTGCCTGGCTGCGAGACAAAGGCATCCGGCATTATGCGGTGCCAAACGGCGGGAAGCGGGACATCGTCGAGGCGGTCAAGTTTAAGCGCACAGGGGTCTCACCCGGGGTGCCTGACCTATGTATCCCCATGGCGAGATCGTCGTACCACGGGCTCTACATTGAGCTAAAAAGAGTGTCTGGAAGTACAGTCTCGGAAAAGCAGGAGGAATGGATCAATTTTCTTCGCGTAGAGGGCTATTGTGCCATGGTTGCGAAGGGGGCAGAAGAGGCAAAACGCATTGTGGCCAATTATTTGGGCTTGGCACCTTTGCCAGACTGATGGTATAAAGCAGACGGCAATCGCGGCGTGGGCAGTGACACGTACTTACTGTGGAAGCGTGGAGCAAGCCAAAAGCTTGCGTTGATGCGAGGTAAGGCCAACTCTTCCATTTGGGCGGCTAGTGCAACTCTGGCCGGTTGCCAACTACCAAAATTGATAGTTATTGGTAGTTGGACATTTTAAGGTGCTCTCGATGGATTCTTTTTTTAGAAAAGCGCAAGTGAGAGAAATCACTGGCCTTAGCGACACCACGATATGGCGCCTGGAAAAAAAGGGGCTGTTTCCTAAAAGGCGCAGTTTGTCCTACAATACCGTCGGTTGGTTACAGTCTGATATTTTCAAATGGGTACATTCCCGGCCTTGGCGGACAGAAAAATGAAACAATTTAAATATCGGTTTGAATTTAGCGTGCTTGGAGGCGGTTCCAGCCAACAAGTCATTGGTGCTTGCGCGGTCCAGTTGAGGGCCATTGACCTGTCTGGTGAAGACAAACATGTTTTACATGCGATGGCGACGACAGGAATGAGGCTTTGTGAGTTTTTAGAGGGCCTTAATTATATGCTTGATATAACACAGCAACAAATATCTGACAGCCAACCTGATACCGAAGAGACAATACGCGATGACACGAAAAGAATTTGAGATGAAATATTCCAATCCAAGATGGTTGGGTGGTAGTCTAAATGTCCAGTTTAATGGGATTGTGACTACATTCTCATGGACAGATGAGGCCATATTTCCTCGCCTATTTATCTATCGTTTTCAATTTGATGCGATTGTGGCTTATCGACAAGAATTTTATCGCGACTGGGAAACTGTTATGCGTTGCCTTGCAGACGAGACACCCGAACAAAAGGCCATATCAACTGAGTTTGACCCATGTTTTAAAGAAAATTATTGGGAGGCATTAGCGTGAAACATTTACATGAATTGCCCCATTCAGAATTTTTAAAACTATCAATGTTTGTTCCTGCGGACTACTTGGGCGACGGTCTTTATGTGTCATTTGATGGAATGTACATTATTTTGTCGGCGGAACGTGAGAATGGCATTCATTGGGTCGCAATTGAGCCTCCGCAAATACACGAACTAGTAGGATATTTTAAAAAAATCGCTGAGGAAGTTGAAAAACAACTCGCTGATAATTTTAATTGAGTTTTTTAATTTACCGCTTATACTCGCGCTTTAATCAAAACAAAAAGGAAGTTTCGCATGAAACAAAAGACGCCACTATTTCTCTCTCTGTTATTATTGTCACTGTTAAATTTGAACGCTTATTCTTTGGACGCAAGAAACAAAAGTGTCGTAACCACTAACCATAAGACCATGTGTAAAGGGGCTGTCGTATGCGGTTCTTTTACGACGAACGACCCGAAGGAATATGAGAAATTTAAAAATGAAGTAAAGATGAAATATTCAATTGGCCCAGCAAACAACAAGGCTGATGGGGTCTTAGACTTGACAGGCGCATCATCAGCAACTAAAAACAAAGAAGGCAAGGTGAACGAATATATTTATTTAGAATCTCAACACCATGCGGTCATTGAGACCCGTGACAAGCCAAGAATTTATCATCAAATTATTAGGCTATGGTGTGAAAACGCAGACCATGTTGAAGAGAAAGACATCCCCTTGGGGCCCAATAGTGTTTATGACGATTTCAGTTATCTTTATGTTGTGGTCCAAGTGGGGACACCTGGTTTTTATCCGATTTATGCACGGACTGATGTATTAGGGTATCAGAACGTGGATTATAGCAGTGCTGCGAAGTTAACAATCAACCCATGATGACTGACCGCCTTTTCCTTGGCCAACAGTGTGCTATGCTAATGGCACAGTGGCCAATGGAGGGCGGGAAATGACACCCGAAGGCAAGCAGAAACTGAAGGCATTATTGGTACAGCATGAGTCCTATAGGCAATTTCCTTATACAGACAGTACCAACCATCTTACTATTGGGATCGGTCGTAACCTTACTGACCGGGGCGTCTCTACCACAGAAGCGCTCTATTTGTTGGACGATGACATATTGTATTTTAGTAACAAGCTCTCTCATTTCTTGCCTTTTTTCTCCCAGTTGTCTGAACCTCGTCGTATTGCTCTTGTGGACATGTGTTTTAACCTGGGGGTACAAGGCTTTCTTAACTTCAAAGAATTGATTGCGGCCCTTGAAGTGGAAGACTGGCCGATCGCCTATAACGAAATGATAAGTAGCAAGTGGGCGGAACAAGTGGGCGAGAGGGCAACCACATTGGCGAACATTGTACTGACGGGCGAGTTGTAGTTGCATAAGGCCCCTCGCTTGATGAATAATAGGACAAAATAGTGACTGAGACCTGAGTGATGACCGTAGAACGTGGTACAAAAAAATTTAAAGGCGTCCTGTTGCAGACAAACCCGCCTTGGCACCATACCATTCTAGACCAAGACGTGATCGACCGTATTTTAGATGCGATCCCTAAGGTATTGGTCCCTAGACAGATTGCCCATTATTGCGGGCTCGACCCTAACAGGCTCTATGATTGGATCAAGTTTGGCAAGCGTGACATGGAAATGGGCAAGCATAATTCCATTTATGCTGATTTTCTACAGCAATATAATGAGAAAATGGCAGAGACACTGCATAAAAAGCTAAAGAGGCTTGACGTTTGTCCAAGAAACTACGGGGCGATCACGTGGGTATTGGAACGGGCGTTTAAAGACGACTTTGAGACGAAATCAGAGGCACAAAAGCAGCTTGAGGACTATGTTTTTAATGTCATTGAGCCGATGTTAAGACAAGGAGGCGTCCCCCATGTCATCACAGCAACCCAAGAAATGGATACAGAAAATGCACATGAAGAAAGGTGCATTACACCGCGAATTGGGTGTGCCACAGGGGCAGAAAATACCCCAGTCCAAAATGACCAAGGCACTTCATTCTGACAGCCCGCGGATGCGTAAACAGGCCAATTTGGCACGGACGTTAAGGGGAATACGAAAATGAGCAAGGAAGTAAATGAAAAGGCGTGTTTCTTAGACATGCCAAACGGCCTTTCAAAAGAAATCGACTATCCGCAACAATTTGTGCGCGCGGCCAACCAAGGAAAAAACCCTTGTAACTATGCGGCGGAAAAAGTAGACGCGGCAAAAGTCATGAAGATGGCACTCGGCAAGTAAGCAACATGAAACAAGGCAAGGTGGACAAATGGATTGTCCCGGTTGTCATTATACTGACACACGTATCATTGATACACGGCAAAGCGACGAACGCACGGTAAAGCGGCGTCGGCAGTGTATGAAATGTGGCCTCAGGGTCACGACCGAAGAACATTTGAGCGTCCCACGAAAGAAAAAGGAAACACGGCATGGCCCCGTTCTTGCCCGCCCATAAAGACCGCACCAAAGACGCGTTAAAGGTGTGTGAACAATTTATGGACTCCTACAACAAACGTACCCAGCGACACATCACATTCGAACAATCAAGGACGATTATTCATGCAAGCG